AATATCTACCCACTATAATTAGCATTGCTTGCTTAATAGCATCCTCAACTTCAGCAGCAGTACCTCCAGCAACAAACTCAACCTCTACTGCGTTAGGTCTTTCGTAAGTATCAGGGAAAGTACCATTATTACTCTCGTATATTCTTCCTGGCTTTATCTTATCGTCTAAATCATAATTAGATGAATCTAAAGTTTGTAAATTATTATTATTGTCATAATACTTTACATGAGTAACACTATCGACTATTCCAACTTGTAAATCAATATAAGGAGGAAAAACATCAAAGAATAAATTATAAGTCTGACTAATTAATCTTCTTCTTGTAAACTCCTCTACTTGATTAGTAGCAACTCCTATTAATGCAGTTATATAATCATTGTCATCATCATAATCAGAATCAACTCTTAAATGTTGTTTAGCTTCAGCTAATGTAATAGCAGTATCAGTTGGAGCAGTTTTTAAAACTAGCTTTCCATAATTTACATATCCATCAATACTGAAATAATTATAATTTAACATATATAAAAAAGTAAAAAAAGGAGAGAGCGATTAAACTCTCTCCAATTAAAATTATGCACTTAAAGTAGTATACTTCACAAAAGAAGCCCCTGAAGCAACACCGAAATCTAAATAGTTATTTAAGATTAGTCTTACTTCTCCCTCGATTGCTCTTGTATATGGATCAACTTGAATACTCATTGGTCCAAATTGAGCCATGAAAACTCTAGAAAAATCTCCAAAGATACCATCTCCAGAAGTTCCAGCTACTGAAGCTGGAGCAGAAGAGAAGTAACCAGGATAACCAGCTAGCAAGTCATCAACATACAAAGGATAAACAGAATTAACTTGAGCAGCTGCTTTAAGAGCAGAATAAAGTTCCCAAGAGTTAACAAAAGCATTGTTTCCGTCTAAACCATGGTCATCAGCAATTGTCTGAATAGCTTCTAACATATCAGAAGCAACATCAAATGATGCAGATTCAGTAAATGTAAGAATCCCAGCCTCTTGAGCTATTGCTCTTGGAGCATTAGAAACACTAGTAGAGCCAAACATTGCAGCATCAATCTGAACAGCCATATTGCGAGCCATATCATTCATTACAGCAGCCTCAGCTTGTGGTCCATTTTGAGCTAGAATCTGATTAGATAGATTAGCGTAACCTGTTACTCTGTTAGGAGATAAAGTTAATTTGTCAAAGTTAGCACCACCATTAACAGCAGTACCTACTTCAGTATTCCATCCTACAGTTGATCCACCAGCGATAGGAAGAACAGTATCAGCAGCAACAGTACCTAAATCAGTAACACCTACTTTAGAATATAAACCAGCAGCTTGTAAAGACTCAACAAAAGTACCTACTGCAGTTGGAGCAATAGCAGAATTTGTCTGGTCAATAGCTCTTTTTTCTTGTAGCATTGTTGGAATACCAATACCATCGATAGCCTTACGACCCTCTTTTTCTGCTTCTTGGTGCATTTCTGCTTCTAAACCAGTTAATTTTCCTCCGTTACGGATTTCATTTACTGCTTTAAATAAAGACCAATTTTTAGATGCTCTTACTTCTTCAGAAACTGGAGCATTCTTTTTTACTTTAGAAGCTTGTAAGTTTTCAAACTTAATACTTCTTTCAACCATTGAATTTAATGATTCAACTTTTTCATTTAAAGAATCAAAGCTAGTTAGTTCTTCAGATGTCATATCTCTTTCCTCAACTTTACACAAGTCAACTAGAGCTTCCATCTTCTCAACATTTATAGCTCTTTCTTCTAATAAAGATTTACTATTTTTCATATTAAAAATTATTTGTTTTTTAAGACTTTCAATCGCATTTCTGTGAGGTTGCGATTTCTTAAATCTATTTCTTCTTTTTGTACCTCTTTTAATTCTTTCTCTAGACTTTCATCTAGTTTTATTTTTTCTTGTTCTTCTTGCCAATTCTCTAAAGAACGTAAAGCAAAAGAGCCAGCTTCATTATATGCTGGATATGTTACAGAGCTAACATCGTATAATCTAGATACTTTGTTAATTGTTCTAATGTTTCTACCCTCTACATTCTCCCAAGAGTCCTCTTCAACAGTAAACGCAAAGCTAGACTGACTAATAGTTCCGTTTCTCAATAGAGTCATTAAGTCATTAGCTAAAGTTGTTTCTGGCATATCAGCCTCATATTTTAAACCTCTTTCATCTACTGACAATCTTAATGTATTGTTAGTAGTTCTAGCTAAAGGCAAACCATCGTGATTAATTAAAAATCTAACATCATCTTCTAATCTACCATCAAAAGCACCAGGAGCTATATACTCAACAAAACCTCCTAAATCATTAGACTCAGAATTAAAGACTGCTCCATAACCTACAACAACATTTTTGCCGTCATCGTTTCTAACTTCAATATCAGATACATTAAAAGTCCTAACCTCTTTGTTAGTTATTGTTCTAATCTCTTGACTATCTTCTTCAATAGTAACCTCTTCGTCCATATCTATTACAACCTCAACATCTTCTTTGTTTTTTGCGTAATATATAATTATAGACTCTTCGTTTTCTTCTATCTTTTGGATATGTCTTAACTCTTTATTTTCCATAATATTTCTATTTTCTTCTTCTTCTATTTCTTTTATTTTTCTTTTAGTCCAAGCAAAACTAGGATCTCCTCCCCACAATCCCCAAGCAATTCTACCAGCACTAGGATAACCCTCATCTCCTTTATAAAATCCTTTTCCCTTTTTATCTACTTCGTGCCTACTTAAATAAGAGAACATTCTTTTAATCGTTCTTATAGATAGATTAACTCTATTCTTTAAATCTCTAGCTCTTGCTACTCCTACTTCTGTTCCTCCTCTTCCAAACTCTGCTCTCCATTCTAAAGCTTGTTCTGCTTCGTTAGCCATCTCTTGAGTCGGCTTTGTGTTTATATCAGCTAAAGCCATTATTCAGACTCGTTTGTCGTTCCTATTGGAGCAAAGTTTAAAGGGAAATAATGAACATTGCCCTCATCAATTCTATTTAAATCTTCCATTACTCTAACTTCATTAATAGATAAAACACCCATTGAAATCATCTCTCTGTAATAGTCAGCTCTTGCAGCAGAATCTCCTCTTAATAAACCTTTAGAATCTAATCTTATAAAATAGTTATCTAGCTCATTATCTCTAAATAATTTTCTGTTTAATTCTTGTTCTATTAAAACTAAATAAGGTTGTAAAGTAAATCTTACAAAGTCAATAGACAAAGCTTCTATACTATTGTAATTAGCTGATTTTTCGAGATGACCAATCAAGGATAATGGCACTTTGAAGATCCGTCCAATTTCTTCTATCTGGAATCTTCTAGTTTCTAAAAGCTGATAATCATTAGCATTAATTTTTGATTGCTCGAAAGTCATACCCTCCTCAAGTATTGCAGTTTTACCAGCAACAAATGATCCAGCGGTTGATTGATTCCAAGAGTTTTTTAATCTTTGGACTGCTTCTTTAGATAGTTTTCCAGGATGTTTGATAATACCTCCTATTTGTGAGCTATTACCTAAGTAACTATTTGCAGTATCATTAGAAGCTATTGAAGTTCCTATTGTTGTTCTTTGTGATCCTATTACACTTGTTCCCTCATATCCATTAAAAGATAAATTAAAGAAATGCAACATATCCTCTTTACGTATTGCTAATTCAAAATCTTTAACATCGTAATAAATATCTCCATCATGATTAATAACTTTAACATGCTCCGTTTTAATAGGTATTAATCCAACTGGTCTAGCTGAACTATTTTTTTCAATGTAAAAATAACTATTACCCTCAAGTAATAAGTTATTCATTAAAACATCTAAAAAAGTATATGTAGTCATAAAGTCATTAGGCTTTCTTGTCAAAAGTCTATTAACTGGATGTGATATTTCTTCTATCTTATCTCCGTCTGTTTCAACTCGATAAACTCTAACTGGTAGAGAAGCTATTGATTCTGAAATAATTCTGACACAAGCAAAGACTGCTGAGAATGTCATTGAAGATTCGGTAGTGACTGCTGTTTTATTAGCAGCTCCTCCTATTGAAAAGTTGCCTCTTAAAAAATTATTGTTTCTTTTTTCACTACGAAAAAAATCTAATAAGCCCATAAAGAAGATGTGTAATTACATAGCAAAGATACAAAAAGGTACACTATTTTTAATTCCATATCTTTTTTAAAAATTTTTTTTATTAGTGTTAATATCTTTGGTAAAAAAATTATATCCAAACAATACCCCTATCATCATAACTAGACTCTTCTGAATCATCATTCATATAAGAGCCAATAGCCATTACTAAAGAAACCATCCCATCTATTTTCTCTGTTGCTTTGCTCTTATCAAATTTAATGTTTCCAGCTGGATCAGACTTTACTGCTACATTACTAGCCATCCATCTTAAGACTTTATTCCCTCCATGATTTAATTGCTTTCCTAATATTAGTTTTTCTAGTTCTTTTGTTGGAGCTGATAGACTTGCGAAACCCTGACCGAATGGAATCATAGGTATTCCATCATTAACTAAATCAATAACTAACTGACTACTATTCCATCTATCGTAAGCTATCTCTTTAATGTTTACAATCTCAGCAACTTCTTTAATTCGTTTCTTTATATAATTGTAATCCGTTACATCTCCCTCTGTTAGTTCTATTAAATCTTCTTTGGACCATCCTATATAATCTACTTGGTCTCTTCTACTTCTTACAAATGCAGTATCTTTAGGAGCAAAGAAATAAGGAATAATTGTAAACCTATCATCTTCTGGAATGATTAAAACAAATGCAGAAATATCTCTAACTGAAGCTAAATCAAGTCCAGCGTAAGCAGTCATTCCTTTATAATCTTCTAATCTTATTGGAGCTTTGTCGCATTCCATCCATTGAGCATCTGATAACCATTTACTAGCTGATGACATCCATTGATTTAAATGTAACATTCTAAAAGTATTTTCATAGCTAGGAAGTTTTATAGCTTTCTCTTGCTCTATTTTTAGATAGTCTAATTTTACTACACCACTTTCTAAACCAGGATTAGCTAACCTTAATGCTTCTTCGCTAGTCCAATCTATATCTAACGGACAATCATATTTAATATAATAAAATGATTCATCTTTAATTATACCCTCTGAAACTTTACGACCATAATCCTCTGTTTTATAACAAACAGATTCTCTATTGTATCCAGCAGTTGTTATTGCTATTGTTAATGGCTGCCGTCTTGATCCTACACTTGTAGTTAATGCATCCCATAAACTAGAATCTTTTTGAACAAAAAATTCATCCATACATATAAAACTAGCATTATAACCATACTTACTAGAAGCTTCACTACTAATAGCCTTAAAAGCTGAATTACTTTTTTCGTGTATGATTGAATTCTTAAATACTTGTAAATTGTTTACTAGTTGTTTGTCAGCTCTAACCATTCCACTTGCTACCTCAAATATAATTCCAGCTTGTTGCCTATCTCCAGCAGCTACATAACATTCAGCACTAGGCTCTCCGTCTGCTAGTAACATATATAAAGCTATTGCAGATATTAGTGTACTCTTTCCGTTCTTTCTTGGTAAGCAAATGTAAGCAGTTCTAAATCTTCTTAATTCAGTTGTTCTATATTTCCAACCAAATAAATCTCTTACTATCTTTTTTTGAAATGGCTCTAGCTTAAAACTAGTTCCTCCTAATTCTCCTTTTAAATGTCTAATGTGATTCTCAATAAAATACACTACTCTATCAGCAGCTTTATCATCGAAGTAAAAAGTATTATCGCTTTTAATATCCATTAATCAAAGAAGTTAAAATCATCTGTTCTTTCCTCCTCTTGTTCTGGCATTGATAAACTTGCTCGACTGCTTGGAGTAAAACCAAACTGAGTAGATAGTTTAATTGCATTTTGAAGAGCTGCTTGCATTACTTTATATTTAGGATTAATTTTAGTCATTCTTAATTTACCATCCTTATCAACTGTTTGCTCTGTAAAGTTTCCGCCTAGCTCTGCCGAGATACTTCTGTAAATACCTATCTCATTACAATAAGCTGCCAGGATCGATAAGTCTGTCAAGTGTAACATCTTAATTTTAGCTAGTTCATTTGATACAATTTCCCATTCATCAGCACCCTCTTGATTTAAAAAGAAAGGAGCTTCTGGCATAGTTACAACTTGACTAGTTGCCATTTCATTATCAACTAATCTAGACTTTTCTAAAGTTCCTTTTAATTCTTTAACCGAAGTTGGTATTTTTTTTCTCCCTTTCATTTTATTTTAGCTTGGCCAAACAACTATTATATTATCATTCATAAACTTAAACTAGTTTTAGTTTAGTATAACTATACCCCTACAATTTAGTTTTAATTTTGCGTATAAAAAATGAAAACTCCCCCATACGTTTTCTTCTC